TTAAAAAAGAAAAGCCCCAGCTGAATACACAGTTAGAGCTTTTCGTTATATTGTTATTTATTTATGATACAGCTGCCTGAATAAGAGCTTTGAACTCGTCTGGGGTTGGCAGTTTAGGAGCCGCAGATTCATCACCATACAATGCGGTCTCGACGGCTTTCATCTGTTCTTTAGAAAGTTTTGTAGAATCAAATAAAAGCGTAGCCGTAGGTTTGAATCCTGTTACATCAACTGGTGTAGTTGAGAGGTCAAAGCTCATCTCTGCTGCTGACGGACTATCATTCACTGTTTCATAATCTTTTGGACTTGCTGCTGCGTTGCATCCATACACAACATGAATCTGATATCCATACTTTGTATTCTTGGTATCATTACCGATAATTGTCTGATAAGAGAAGCCGAACATCTGATGATCCTGCTGACCTACAGACATACCAGCTACTACCTCTTCTTCACCAATACATTTCTTAAATTCGTCAGGATACATATATGCGGAAATCGTAGCAGCGAATGTTTCCGCAGACAGAATATTCAGGTATTTACCATTATCAGCCCATAAAGCTGTAGGCTCAGCGCCTGATGGATTTTCCGATACTTTTGTTAAACCATTCCAAGCAACACCGGCACCGTATTTATCTTCTGTATACGGAAACAGAACTCCTTTACTAACGCCGGTTGAGTATAAACGTTCACCAGTCTGGTCCCATGTAAGTTTAGGCATTTATTAATCCTCCTTAAAAATATAAAACGAGCGTATCGTGATATAAGTTATCTGATTTATAGCTTGTCCCGAATGAGCAGTATGGTAATTCCAGCAACTTCTCAATGACAGGCTCGTCAGGTTTTCTTGATATCACAATTAGCTCGTATCGTTTGTGTTTCAGATATGCTGTATTATCAGCACGTTCTGAATCTATCCTACTTCTGGAATACCTTATTGCGGGATATTCCATTTTGACCGATTCGGGGGACTGATAGTAAACATGTCTGCACCCAAGCAACTCTTCAAGTTTGCTCTGTAGTTCCAGTCGTGTCCCCATTCCAGACACCTCCTATAGTCAAGATTAATCTTGGATACTGAACCTCAACTTCTGAGATTTTCCACTTAGTACCCATAATTTCAGCATAAGCCATGTAAGAACAATTTTCGATAGCAAATGGATCGGCTAAAATACTAACCACATTCGCGAGTAAGATATTGTCATTAATACTGCCAGATGTCTGTCTTTTTCTGCGATCATAGGTCATATCACCATAATATTCGCGTTCGAGAATTGTATCATCCCATAACCCAGGCTCCGTCTCCGTCTCGTTGGTGACAGCATAGCCGATTTTACCAAACCATTTACTCATCTAATTGTCCTCCCAGAATCACTCTGCCTTAACTGTGGCGAGTTTAGCAGCTGTAGGTGTAGTATCAGTTGTGGCATATGTAACAGTAACAACTTTTGAAGCTACTTTACAGCTAATCGGACGATAAACTACACCTGCAGCATCGATCACTACCATTCCTTTATAGAAAGCGTCTTCCAGTTCATCTGGAGTCAGCTTTGTTTTAAAGGTGGATTCTGCATATGCTACACCATCCGCTTTGGCATACACTTTTCTTACCGCGATATTTTTATCGCCAGCGTTCATGTACATTACTTCCATGTTCTTAATCTCCTTATTCTTCATAGATAATATCAAGCCCATAAGCTACTGCTGCGTCATGTTCTATTTTACATCCTCTGGCATTTTCCCAGCCTTTGCAGAAATAAGCGGCATGACACAAGCTCATGTTCTCTAATGATTTGGCAAGAAAACATAACGGAATTTGAACAACACCTCGTTCTTCCATATTTTCTTTGCTGTACCATTCATCTGTAAAAAGGGTATTTACAATTTCATATCCTTTTTCTTCTAAAACCTTGACTGCTTTTTCTCTGGTTGCAATAATTTCAGCATCGGTTCTTCCAGCCATCGGCTGTGATAACATAGCTTTCATATCATTAATCTCCTTTATAATATTTAAAGTTTGTTTCAACTAACCTCTAGGTATAATTACGCTACATTCTCTTCAAGAGCAATAGCAGAATATACCTTTGTAAGAGAACCAGACAGTCTTGTCTCAAGCAGGTATTTGTACTGGTTGAAATCGATGTCAAAGTTATCGAACTTAGATACTTCACCACCCTTAGCAGCACCGAACTGGTAGTCTCCGAGATTTACAAACAGACCAAGCAGTTTATGTTTGTTAGTCTCGCTATCGGTTCTTTCCAGACCCTCAAACTGCTCAACAGTAACAATGGAGTTTATGTTGAGTGCTGCGGCAAGATCATCTTTAGAATCATAAATACGACGACCGTTCAGATCACGAGCCAGAAGCATCACGTTAAGCAGATGTGGTGTACAGTAGAAGTCAAGTGAGCCTGATCCTTTGTACTTCTCACGCGCATACAGAGATGCGGTAAGAATAGCTTCGGCTTTGATATAGTTCTCACCAAAGTTAGCACCTGTATTAGAACCCTGAAGTTCCTGTTTAGCTTTATCGAAATCTACTGTCTGATGAATTGTATACAGCTCGTCATCGTTCCAGATAGAACGGATATGATCTTCATGAATTTTATCCGGATCACCGTCTTCACGACCATCGCCAACCAGTGCAGCCATAATCAGTTCTTCATTCAGAGTCTGTCTCATGATGTTCCACTGATATGCAACTACATCAAAGTCTGTAATATCAACGATATCGTCACGCTGTAAGGTATCTTTGATATAAACTGTCTGAGGGTCTGTTGTACGGGACAGCAGTTTGATTTTCGCCATTTCTTTCTTATAATCGCCCTTCTTCTGGTAACCTTTAGCTTTCAGCTCAGCGATACGAGCGTCAGCCTGACGGGTCTTGATACGGGTATACGGACTCTTATGAATTTTAGCCATAGCAGTATCAATCCAGGACTGATCTCTGGTAAGAGTTTCCGGCTCACCTTTTTTCAGAAGCTCATACTCAGGAAACAGTTTCTCAACTTCGTCGTCAAATACTCCATGAGCTAATGTGCCGGCATTCTCCTCTGCAAAGATATTCATTGCCGCTCTCAGTGATCCAATGCCACTCTGCTTAGCCATAGATACAATTTTCATTTCGTCAGAGTGGCTAAGAATAGACTTATTTGCCTGCTCTCTTTCTTCGTTGTCAAAAATGTTATGTTTCACTACATTTCCTCCTTTTTCATCATCATCTTCATCATCAGGAAGTGCCATGCCAAGTACAGCATACATAGCTTCTTTCTGCTCGTCATTCATGGTATCCAATACCTCTTTTACCTTTTTGATGGTTTTATCATCAGAACCTTCTGACGTTTCTGGTTTTTTGGTTTCTTCAGCCACTTTGTTTTCTCCTTTCTTTTCGGTATCAGCTGAGTGATAGAGCATAATATTCTCATCCCATGATACTTCCATCTCCTCTTCGCCCTCAGCAGAATGCGCCATAACAAAATCCACGTATGCTCCAGGATTAGCTCCAGCCAACACAAGACTAAGCTCCCTGATATTTCCGTGGACAACGTCTTTACCAATCTTTTTGAGCTGATTAGCCCAAATAGAAAGAGATCTTACATCTCCATTCTGCACAAGTTTCTTAGCAGTCTGCCCCTGTTCAGTGTCATTGAATACACCGTAGGCATATACGCCATCATCGCGGTTTTCCAGAACTGCATGGCCAAGAACTGCGTTCGGATCATTATGTTCATGGTTCCAAACTAATGGAACTTCACATCCGTCATTACCTTTGAACGCATCTTTACGGATAGTAACGCCATCACCGCAGAGTAAATCATTACGAGTGGCATATCCGCTAAAATCACAATTATCCATTTTGACCTTCTCTCCTCTCTTCATTTTTTATTACAGGAACAGCATTCTCCGCTTCCTGCTTAGACTGACTGATATTACTATTTCGTAACTCGTCAGCTTTCGGATCATCGGCTGGTTTCATACCAACGATTTGTCTTATCTCGTTAGATGTCATAATTTCGTTTCGTGTGAATTTATCAGCAATTTCTGCGATATTATTGACTGGAACCAGTCGGAACGGATCTCTGAAATATTCGATAGACTGCCCTTGAGATCGAGCGGTCTTTGTTAGAAATTTACGTTTTAATTCGTCTGCAATCGCGGCTATGATAGGTTCAACCGTACGATTGTTATAATTCAGCATAGTCTGTTCATCAGCTGTTCCGTCCAGAACTGCCTGCGTAATACCTAGCTGACTGTAAAGCATATTAGTCCAGTATTCGACCTGTTTGAGAAGATTGTTCTCTAATGACCGATTCAGCTGGATGACTTTCTCTGTACCATCGATGTAAGCTACTCCATACTTCGAATTTGTGAGCTGTTCTTCCATATCATTTCGTCGTCTCTCAGCCTGCTCTCTACGTGCCTGAGTTTTGGCTACATACGGAAGCTGAATGATTAAATCCAATTTACCAGATGCCGTTTTTTCATCTGTCGCATCCAATAGGCTGAGCTTTCTCATCAGTCTCTGCAGTGTAGAGTTTGGCTCGTTAACGATTGCATATAATGGATTCTCAATAATTCCTACCTGACTTTTTGGTAAAAGAATGTCTTCTTTTTCTCCTCGTCGATCGTTATAGATTCGGACTTTGACATGCTTTGGGTACCATTCAATTATTTTCCCGGTTCGGACCGAATCGATACTGAATGAATTACTTATCTTTGGGTTGAATGATGTGTCCACCGGAACGATAGCTACTGCACCCTCGTCAAGCATAGATAAAACCACATCGTGGAGAAATGCTCGTCCCGATTGATCAATATTCGCTTCGAAATTCAAGCACCCATTTATTCCCGACTCAATCTCTTCAATGAATCGTCCAGAAGAATCTAATCTACAGTGTTTAATATCTATAGCTGCCGCATCCAATGCTATGCGATTAAATATAGAGGATACTATGGAGCGTTCGTTTCCATGACCTAATCGTGGTCTATCTGGACGCAAAGAATAACCGGGGCCAACATTATAATATGTCGGGTCCCGGTTCATAAAAGCATTCCAAGCATGTGCAAGCCTGGTCTTAATATTAAATTCCATTTTGACTTTTCTCCTAGCTATTCTTCCACGTATGCTTCTCCAATAATGAGCTCAAACTCTTCTGGGGTAATCCATCTAGGAACTGCGTCTCGCACTCTTTTGATTTTCCAAAGCCCATTATCATAGTATCTTTTTACTTTTTCAAAATTCTTAGATCTCTTCTCCGGCATCGTCAGTTTCCTCCTGTTCTAATTCATTGTTAGTCATCATTGCAAGATACTCGATGTCTGAGTTTGCTTTTACAATTCTAGCTAATAAAGCTTCGTTATCTCTTCGAGCTTCTATTAACTGATTGAAGATCGTCTTAAATCCGAACATTCATCATCCCTCCATAAATCTTTATAAAAAGCATCCATGGCTAATTCCAATCCATGACAATTACGTCTAGCTCTTTTACCCGGATGCTCACTCTTATGCTTACCATTATTTGTTATGTTTGCTTTGAAACTCTCATAACTACGATCAACGTCAACTTTTGTCATTTCTCCTCTGGCAACTCTGTCGGCCATCCTCTTTAATTTTCTTCTCTGATGAGAAATCTTTTCCGGAAGAAGAGTCATAACTACTTTTCCAGTTTCGGTTAAGCGGAAACGAAATCCGAGAAATTTAATACCTTGAGAAAGTTTTATTATCTGTGTCTTCTTAGGATTTAATTTCAGTCCTCTTGCACTCATCCATTTATTAATTTCTGATAAGCAATAACTTAAATATTCCTTGTCTTCGTGAATGAGTATAAAATCGTCGTTATATCTAACATAATGTTTCATCCGTAAAACTTCTTTCACATAATGATCAAATTCATCAAGTACCGTTAATTGAATAATTTGTGTACATTGTGATCCGAGTCCCATTCCAACATCCGGATCCGGACCATTATCAAAACTGTCAATAATTCGTTTACTCTCAATAGAAGCCCATGTATCATTGATTCTTTTCTTAACTGACCTATAAGCTAAATCATGGCTTGTGCTGCCAAAAAAATTTGTCAAATCGCCTTTCAATGCATAGCCGTTGGTACCATGTTTTCGATAAAACCGCTGAAGATGGCAAATTAATCTTTTACGAGTTCTTTCGGTTCCACGACCTCTCTGGCACGCACCATTGTCATAAATAAAAGACCGGGTCATTTCATCATAGAAGTAATTATCAACAAAACTTCTTTGAAAAACTCGGTCTTTCATTTTTGTACTTAAAATATCTCTTTCTTTTGGCTCATATACTTTGAAATTTGCATACGGAGATATTTTATAAGTACCTTTTTCAAGACTTTTCTTCAAACTATGTATTCTTACAAGTCCATTTACGACATATCCAGCAACGCTATCTTTCCATATAACGCCTCGTTTACATAAAAGCATAGCTCTATATAAATTATAAAAGCTGCATATATCTTTTCCAACATTCGATAACATTGGAACCTCCACATTGATTATTTTAAATTAGTCGCAGTGTACAGCAATCCTACCGGAAGATATTCAATATCAAGTACGGTAATTGCATCCACGCTCTATTTTCGCCTTATCAGACAGGATAATGATTCCTTGTATAATGCTTTGATTTCAGCCAAACGGCTTACTTTAATACTCGCTTTTTAACAATCCAGGACACCCCCATTAGTGTTGTTAGCATTGTTGTTGTTCAACTGACCTGTAGTGTTCACATTACGGACGTTGTTCGCGTTGCCTGAGTTCGGGGTCGAATTAACAATCATTAACCTTTCTGTTTCATAAAGTTTTTATCAGATTTTTTCCAGCCTTCTAAGAGTGTCTGTAAAGACACCACCATATCTACCCAATTATCTATCTTTTCATCTTTTATATGGAATGTATAATAGGCAATATCCATCAGGGCGAGCATGGAATCTATGCTGCCAAGAGCTTTATTCTGATATTTACGACGCTTCTTATACTCTTTAAGCATTTCCCTGTTGAGAACGCGCTTATTAGCTTTTCTGATGTATCTGCAAATATCAATAGCCTCGTTGACTATCTTAGAAGTAATGACCCAACGATATCTTTTTGGAAAATTCTTTTCATTACTACATATACGAATTGTAAAAGCAGCTAATTCATTGGCTTTTACTAAAACCTCAAATTTTGATTTTCCTCTTTTGGACTTTACTACTGACATATAATTCCTTTCTCGCCCCTGACGGGGCAGATTCTTAGATTTTTAGATTATGTTACAAGCCAGGACACCCCCACTAGTGTTGCTAGCATCGCTGCTGTTCAACTGACCTGTAGTGTACACAACACGGACGTTGCTCGCGTTGCCTGAGTTCGGGGTCCTTCCCCACCACCACTGTGGAGCGCCGTTTTTATACTTGATTCGATTTTTGTCAGCTGCGGTATTCGGACTTGTATAGTCTGAATAATTAGCGAAATAAGGATATGGTGCGCCTTCATCAACGTCCGAATATTCGTTTCCTGTATAAAGTTCACTTCTCGAAAGTAAGAAGAATTTATCATTTGTTTCATCAACTCCGGTGTCAATTAATCGACATCTCACTGTTTTCTTCTTCGTTTTGCCAATAGCAGACAGGAAATCAGCATCAAGACCGTTTAAGAATCCAGCTTTGGAAGTATTCCAGTTAGGCGGTCTATCATAATTTGTCTGTGGTGTCCACACAGATCCTGCTGCTTTATCGCTGTTTATTAGCTGTCTAATTGCAGACTCTTTGTAATTATTTGAGCCATAACACATTCTGTGTGGATGATTTATGGTCGCGAGAGCAGTTCCTTCACTACCTTCTGTGGGGACAACTGTCTCGATCACTGCAGTGCTCGTAGGGCCAGAATAAGTATTAATTTTATAATTCAATGGGTCTTTATCCCATGCTCCGTTCCATACAATCTGTCCGCCAGCTGGAACAGGTTTTGTTAATGTAAACTGATATGTTTTACCATTACCCATTCCGCCAGACCAACCGTTTTTAGAAGTTACATTATATGTTTCGGCAGCCAATTCAGTTTCGGCATAATACATTGCCTGCGGCGCACTAAACTGTATGAAATCATATGGCTCGTGCATTAATAATGTCAAAGAATGTGTATACTGAGGGTCGGATGGAGTATCAATATCCATACCAATAATGTCCCAAACAATCTGCACATTATTTCTTGTACATATAATCTGATCACCAACGGAGAATAACTCTTTATGTCGTCCAGCTCTTACCTGTTGCTGAATTTCAGCGAATGATTTAGGTGTATAACCCACACCTACGCCAGCTGCGATATATTTCAAATACTGATTCGCTTTATCCATCTGTTCGTTAAATGTTTCTTCTGAAAGAAAATTCAACACGCTCATTTCGTCACCTCTTTATTTAATTTCTTCATATTCCAACACTGGTTTATTGTTAATTATTTTAATTTCTCCAGAATACTGTTTGCCTGTGGTCTCATCGATAATGTGTATCTTACCATCGCACTTACATTTATCATCTTCGGAATTGGATATTTCTTTTATCTTACCGATAATTATTTGAAGATAAGATTCCTGACGGCTTCTAGGCTCTGGATATGCTTTCTCTGATACCGAAGAGTCTTTAGAAAGTTCACCTATAATGTCCTGCAAATACATTTCCTGACGGCTTCTAGGCTCTGGAAAATTGCCATTTTTTATTTCGTCCATGTCCATCTCCTTATACAGATTCTTTATACTCTAACGACGGCTTTCCGTTTATAATCTTTAGTTCACCGACATATGTTTTCCCGGAAGATTCGTCTGTAAAATATAACTTTCTTTTCAAATCAGCTATCATTTCGGTACCTTTCTGAGAAATTTTCTGACGTTCGGACACTCCTTCGTTTTGAATCTTAGTAATATTTTCAGTTGTAATATTTTTTGCAGACTGATTCATAGAATCGACAGCTTCATTTTTTGCATAATTCATTACAGATTTTTCAGCATTAGTTATCGATTCTTGGATATGTTTGGAGACGTCTGATTCAAGACGTCTCAAGATATCATTCTGTTCTTCAGGTGTAACATGATCTTCAACTTGGATTCCAGACAATACAGTCAGTTTGCCATCATCAGAAGTGTTAAATGCCTGTAATAATTTCCCAGACTCATCGGCAAGAAACATACTAATTGCAAACGTTAATGTTCCGGAATAGGCTAATGCATCAGACTCCACCAACCATGTAAAGTAAATTAAATCATCTTCGATAGTCATATCTGTAACTGAGTAATAATTTAGTATTTTTTTTGAATTAATATAATTTATCCTGGTTGTGAATTTGGACATGTCGAATCCGTTATAATACCGATTCATCTGAAAATTGATGCGATTAATGTTTTTATCTCCAACGACGCCAGCCACAACACCTCTACCAGGAATTGATACAATTCTCAAATCACTATCTATAATAAACTGAATCGGATCATGAAGATAATCTTCTTCGGATATTTGTGCGATTATTTCTTCTAAAGATGCCATTTTATCCTCCTTGATTTACCAATTCTTTGTTTGTTGTAATTTTTTTATTTTTTCCAGAAACACCGACCACAGATACTTTGAAATATGAGCCATCAGTAACTTCATCCGGGACCATACATGATCCATCCTTCTGAACCGCAACAGCATATGATCCATCATTATTTTCAAACACTGCCACAATACCCATACCGGTCCATTCAGGATCTTTTACAGCAAAATGACACTTTAAATACTGCTTTGAACCTTTGATGATTCCTGAAAAGTTATCAATCTTTCGCAGAGTTTGTCCGTTGATTTCGAAATACAATGTTCGCATACGGTGATTCTCCTTATTCAAAAGCTTCTCTATTAATTTTATAAGCGACAAAAGCATCCATCATTGCAGCAACGGCATCAATTTTAGCTTCGTATCGCTTCTTTAGTAATTTGCGGTTACCATTTGTATCTTCCATAACAATACAGTTACCCATCGTGAATGTCATGAGCGCTTCATCAAACAGGAGCATTCTCTCTTCTGACAATTTCTTTAATTCCCCAAGTGGAACAGATTCTGTCTTAGACCCCTGAATAACTTTTACAATTCCAAACGGACCATTTTCTCGTTCCCATCGCTCAACAAATTCTCTGGCATTGTACGGGTCATATCCAAAACAGCACACATCATATCCTGATTCCGATATATAATTATCCAGTTCTTCGTAAACCTGCATCATATCAAGTATGTTTCCAGGCATGACGATCAGGCTTCCCTCTTTCATAAACTCGTCATATTTAATTCGTAAAGCTGTCGGAAGTTTATTGAGAGTTAGTTCCGTTATATAATTTCTGGTCTTTATTCCGAAAGCACCATTAGCGAGAGGAAATAGGAATACAAAAGAACAGAAGTCATCACCCTGGGACATATCAGCACCCAACGCACAAGGTAACTGCCAGTATTCTCTTTTTCTATGAGGAAGTGTTTCTTCATATGTGAAATAATAAGTAAATCCCTCCATTGGAATACCAAATCTTTTGGCAAGAATATCATTTCTTGCTGCCGGATTATTCTCAGCTCTTTCCACATCCAACTGATAAGTTTCGTAGCTGACAGTCTTTCCTAAGTTCGGATTGGCTTTGAGCCACATATCCGGATTTCCTATTTCGTCAATGGAATCCAATTTATACCACCAGATAGATGTGTGCGGATCGTTATACTCACCTTTCAGAATCTTCATCAATTCCATTTTGATTGTATCGCCCGATCCGTTACGAACGGTACCTTCCGAACTTATAGCAACAATCAGGTAATCGTCATTCTTACCACCGCCCTGCTCTTTTGCAGCACCCTGTTCAAGAGCACCTATAACGTCCTCTCGAATATCACCTGATAACCATTCATCCACAGTCGCAATCTTAACTCGCAGTCCCTGAAGCTTATCGATAGCCATAGGACGCACTTCGAGCAAAGAACCAGTCAAGAAGTTCTGTATTCCCTTTTTGGTGGGGGTAAGTTTTACCCTGTCAGCTTTGGAACCTGTGGTGTTTTGGAGAGAACCCTCCGTAAGAAACTTATATAATGGACCGCGCGCTCTTGTTATAGCCGTCCTGATTGGAGACATAACTTCATCGGCCTGTGCCATTGTTGGAGCTGTTGTAACCTGATGAGTTGTCTGAGTGTTCACATTTAAGAAGTAATTCTGTATACATGAAGCATACATTGATTTAGCAGCACCTCGGGCTACTATTAAATATTGTTTATGAATAAGACGCTTCTTAATTCGCCTCGTTTCATAGTGACCTCTTCCGGAATGTCCATTCTGTGAAGGAATGTAAATACTCCTATCAACAAAGTAATACCAACCGAAAATTTCTTCAGCCCATAGTTTGAATGAATCGAGTAAGTGGAGATCATCACCATCTGTAAGAGTCAATTCATTCTCACAATATTTGATGAATCCTTCCACTGCTCTATCATCGTAGTATTTCGTTGGATCAGCTATGAGCTTGTCGATTCGATTCATCTCCATTGAGATTTCTTCATTAACCGGAATTTCACCGCTTATAACGGCATCTCGAAACATGCCGTAGTATTTTGGTACAGCTGTGTTCGATAATGCCATTTAATTGTCACCTTCTATTTCTTTTTGTTATTCGCGTAAACCTTATTATCACCTTCAAGATTGAACACTTTGTTCACTCCATCAGCAAACATTGATCTAGCTAACTGTTTGCCTACATCTGTAGCAGCCGGAGTAATCACATCATTCATAACTGTTTCAGTAAATCTTTTACCTACGGAAATTTTCTTAGGAGTTAACGATTTCAAATTTTGTTCCAATGTAATACGATTTATTTTCTCCTGAATCTCTTCGTTGGTCATTTCACTGATACTTTTACTTTTTGGTTTTGACTCCGTCTTTTTAACATCAGCAGATGATTTTTTCTTATTCAGTTTCATCCCAGTTAATCTCTGATATTCGGAATCTAACTTATCGACACGTTTTCGACCAGCTACGGTAAGAGATCCATCTTTATTTTGATATCTTCTTACACCCCAACGCATTCCATGAATCCCATGATGCATTAACTCATTACTATTCATTTTGACTCACCTCCTTCTGTTCAGTCTCCGCCTCTGCATTCAATCGCCACTCCAATTCAGCAATTGCTCGGTTCATGCTATCTGCTACAACAGACGTAGTAGGCGGGTCGAACAAACTTCGTACTTTCATACCCATGTATGATTTAACCGCTTCGAAATCCTTATCACTTGGAAGCAGCTCACTCCATGTGTCAGTTTTATCCCTTACCGTATATGCTGTATCACATACTCCGATTTGTTTTAGCACTAAGATCACTGAATTTATATGCATAATCAACTGATCATCAAATGCTGTATAATCTTCAGTCAAACCAAGGAGTTTTTTTATTGATGTTAATATGCTTTCGTCCATACTATCTCCTTATCTACGCCATGGACACGTATCATTTAATGACCGTTCCGGCATAATATCTGGTATTAATATGCTATCATCACTGTAATGAATTGCATCGTGAGTTCTCTTTGAAGTACAAATTAAATATTCCGGATTCAACAGATACTCTGTCCGATCAAGAATGTCATCTTTAGTTAGAGGATTCATATGATGTATAATTACTCTTTTATAAACTTCTCTTCCCGGTACGCCCAAGTCACATCCGCAATCGCGCAGGATAACTTCATCACGAATCCTTAACCACTCTTTCGATTTGTAAAATATCTGATTGAGGTATCGATTACATCCAAAAGTCTCATCACCCACTATGCCATCCAACTTTAAGTATTGAAATCTCTCTTCGAATGTTGGCAAAGTTACCAATTCGGAATATGTTTTAATACTCATCTTCTACATCACCATACCCGGCATAGTCTCTCATAACTCTGATGACATTCTCATAGGCTGCTTTAGTATCTGCAGCATCCTCTATAGCTTTTGTCTTAGCTTTGAGAAGTTTGTTCTCTTCTTTCAATCGCTCATTCTCTAACTGTTCTTTTTCAGAACCAAGTTTTAGATAATGTACGATGACAGATGGAGATGCAGTGCCCTCACGTAATTGTCTTTCGGCACAATCAACTGCCAGCGACACTAACTGCTTGTCTCTGTTTTCTGGTGATAGCGCTGGTCTGCTTTTAGGGCTAGTTGTTTTTACTTTTGGCATACTTAGTGTCACCTTCTTTCATTAATAGTTGTACTTTTCATATAGTATGTAGAAGAATCCATAGACTTTTCTATGACCAAATCAACCTTAAAGAACTACATCAGGAGGAGAAAACTATTTATTCACACGAGGAGTACACAAATGTAAAGTCCATGAATCCCTCTGCACACTATACGAAAATATAAATTGATTTTGGAAAAATCCCTCCGGAGAAAATATAAAGAGGCTGGCGATGCAGGGAGGGGGTGTGTTTTTCAAGACCCCCCTCTATGGTTCAGCATCGACTTATGCCGTCGCCGTGGCTTCTTTTGCGTTTCTCTGAACTTTTTTATAGATATTTAAGAAATCATTGTCGATAATCTCATCAACAGCACGTTCATGTTCTTCATCAATCTCTTTATCTGACATATCATCAGTAAAGTGTGAGATTCGATCGAGTTTTCCACATGTGTTGTATCCTTTTTCATTATCAAACAGCCACCAAAGAGTGAACTGTTCGAACGGATCATAAGGATTATCGAATGTTGTCAATCTGCAATCACTCATTTAGTTCACTCCTTTCAAATACTTGGAAACTGTTGAAGTTGAAATACCAAGTTTATCAGCAATTTGTGAAATTGTATAAGAAGCAGACATTGCTTTAATACGCAACTGTTTAGCTTCATTCAATTCTTTCGATTCTTTTGGCATTGCTTTTTGTCTCAAAGAATCTGGATCACAATTGTTAAGAATCTTATTAAGAATGTTTTCTGAAATTGCGCCAGCTTGAATTGCTTTCCATTCATTATCAGTTATTACAATGTTTCTATCTCTTCTTGAAACAGACCCCACTTCTTCTCTATACCGGGTGAGTGTCTGCTGGGATGCTTTCTTAACATCCTTAGCTTTCATGACTTCGCCCGCTTCTTTGGCAGCATTCTGTTTCTTCTGAACTGCAGCATATGTCATTCTCTGAGCAGCACGTTCTTTCACTACATTGGACTGAGCTATGTCAAGCTTCTTTGTAAGGCTATCAACTTCTGTCTGATACTTTCGTTTAGCCTCTTTGTTGTAAGCTATCTTACCAGCTTTGGTCTCTTCAATACGTGCCTGATTAGCCAAATGCTTCATGCTGTTGGCATAATCTGCGTATACCCCCTCCATGGGATGACGGTACTGGGATACCAGTGTATAAGCATCATCGGTCTCTGCCATCTTTGTGCTGTTGGTTTTGCGGACAACTGTTACTTCTTCCATTTCGCCAGTCTTCTTATTGAGCTTGTTCGTGGTATAAGTAGCATCGTCTGCTTTCTTATAGATAAGAGCACCTTCTGGACGAGAAGGATCATACCATTCTTTCCCCTTTATGTTATACTTAGGTGTACCTTGTCGCTTATCAACCTTTACTTCGCCTTTAGCTCTCGATATGATAGTTGATGCACCACCAGTACTCTTGCCCTGATATTCTACTTTCAGTGCGGCGATGTTATTATCTTTCTCACTCTGTTTGTAATCGAGATGATGCTTCTCGGCGTCAATAACTACCATCGAATGTCTTACAGCTCGGGCAAGTTTATCTTCACTTGCACCAAGAAGAGTCATGTCTGTGATGAGATTGGAAATCTTACCCATCTCAGTATCAGTCTTCTTCATCAGTTTGTATTCAGAACCATTGCGATACCAATGTTCTTTTCCGTCGGCATCCACTTTCTTTTCACCACCATAAGACATCTTAGGATCGAATCCCTCAAGACTTTTTAATGGATGAGTAGAAGTAATCTTAACTTTTCCACCTCTATCGTGAGTTGGTATACACATTACCGTATCGCCGTCGAAATCGGCTCCTGACAAACGATCGGCAACTTTACTATTGATACCAATGGCATCTTGTGAAGTTTTACCAATCATACTAATTGCTTCTTTATTCTTGTTATTTACAGTACATATCGGAATTTCAAATGTTCCTCCATGCGGGTAACGAATGAGTGCAAGCTTACTGCCGTCTGGATAACCAGGAGCGTATACTTCTTTTTCACTCATAGATGTAACCGGAAGAATTACATGATACTTCTGTCCCGGTAAGGAAGCACCTTTGAGATGTACGGCTGCTGAATCACAATCTTCTGCGAATTTATGCAGATAATATTTCTTTACAGTTGGATTGGTAAGCGCCATGATCGAATCAAACTCTGCCTGCTTATCTGCTTTGGCAATACCGAGCTGTTTCTCGGCCATAGCCTTCGACTGTTTAGACAAGAACTGCGATGGCAAAGCATCTTTCCAATCTCCCCAATCTCCTTCATCTGAACGCTTATTTATCAGACCAAGTTTCCTATTGCCCTTTTTATCTGTATACCAATACTGTCCACCTTGGTCGGCATCTTTAATCAAAGAACCGAATGGATTATCTGGATCTTTCTTAATATCTTTAAGAACTTCCAGCTTTGGAACAGACTTGGATTTATTGGTATTAAAGATGACGTCAACTCCTGGCGGGAAGTTGCTATCGTCCTTGTAAACGGCCATACCTTTGATGTATTTCTTTCCATCAACCATGATACGAACCTGTGAATACCTGGATTCGCCAAGTGACAAATCTGGAACATTGCGCCGAAGTTCAACGAGACCATCCTTATCTATACCGCCGTCTTCTTTATACCGAATAGCAAGACGCTTAGAATCAAGGCTTTCCGGATAATGGAATTTCTTTTCGAAGGTCTGTCCATCATCTCTTGATATGTAATCCTTTACAGTCTGAATTTTATCGAAATTATAGATATCACTATGCGTCGTTCCCGGAACACACAGTACTCGTTGAGTAGTCATCTGATTTCTATTAGTTGCCTGCGGAAAACGGTTACCGTAAACCTCATATCCACCTTCAGCCTGAAGCATGAATAACGCCTGATCGAGTTTCTCTTTCGAGATGTTGAGATCCCGCTCAACACCTGCGCCGACGTCGACCATTTTCTTTTTATCAACCTGTTTTTTAAGAAACTCTGCAGTTTCTCTAGCCTGCTTCATCTTTGATTCGGAATTAGGATCGAGTAATGATCTTACGGAAGATTCATTAATTCCCATCTTTCTTCCTATCTCAGAATTATTCATTCCTTCTTTTTCTTTCAGACGTCGAGCTGTAGCAACCATGTCTGATCTACGTTCATCTTTCGCAATCGCATAAACGGTTCTGAAATCTGTTGTAGAATATCCAAGTGATTTTGCAATAGCTGGATCTCCGGTCCATTTCTTTCCATTTTCATCTGTGTATGTGAAACCTGATTTACGCATTTCCTCAACTCGACCAAGAAAGTCTCTACCACTTTGATAAGGGTCTTTTCCAGAACCCCAAGGATATCGACCTGAACGACGGCGTATCCCATAATGTTCAAGGAAATCTTTACCAGACATTGAGGATGACCCGATATACGACTCAATTTCTTCTGCTACTGGATTCATGGTTAACCCTCCTCAACTGCTTGATTAATAAGTTTATCTAAATGAATAATTATATCCATGATTGGAACAATGTCGGATGCTGTTGGTTTAAGAACATCAATGTCATCATTTTGATAGATTCGCAATTCCATCTCAATATCGCCTGGGCGAATCTTATATTCAAGACAGAACAATGCTGCATATACAAGAACCTGTTCCTCATGAACTGGTCCTGTACCGGTTTTCAAATCATGGATTCTCAGAACATTATCTCTGAAACAGATAGAATCTGCAGTTCCCCAAAAGTTTGGAGAATAATATAAAACAACTTCAGTATCCATTCGAAAACCAATTGCATCATTTACATATGAATACAAAGTCTTCTTGGATCGAGGCTGTTTAATTTTCATATCAATTGTTTCTTTAGCCCATGCATGAAGTCTGGTTCCTCTTTCGGATGCTTTCTTGGCAATCAAATATTTAATTGCTTTGTCGTCATCGTATCTCAGCCACGCTGGTTGAGACGGGCTGAACGGAGCATGTCCGCTAAGATTTGAATGCTTTATAAAGTTCATTTAAAACTTCCTCCTCGTTTTCAGGGAAAATGAAGCGCGAAAAAGACATCTCGTTTAATTTGGCTACATAGTAATCTTGGTTCGGGCGATGCGGTGCTTCTGCATCTTTTTTAACTTCAAGGATAGCCCATTTGTTTTTATACAAAATAAGCAAATCAGGAATGCCTTGGATATCACTCGAATCTAGTTTGGTTACCAAGCAACCAGGAAACATGCTTTTCAATCTCTTCTTCAGTCCTGCCTGATATTGGTTCTCTCTCATGGTTTTCTCCTTTCATGAGATGGACTCTCTCGGATTTGAACCGAGGACACACCGCTTATGAGGCGGCTGATCTAACCGGACTGATCTAAGAGTCCAAAAATAAAGAGACAACGTAACTACCAATTTTGGCGGTTAAGTTATCTCTCTCCTATTAAAGGGAATGTAATTTTCGCTCTACATGTTTTTTTCCCATATGCTATTTTTTGTAAATTTCAAAATGTAAACCATGGTGTGTGTGTCTATATTTAGAACCATGAATAATATCATGTATTCTACTTGGCGTTCCACCTATGGCTTCTGCACAACTCGTGATGGAGTTATACACTTCTCCAGTTTCTATGCATCTAACTTTCACGCCAGGTCTTCCACCACGATTTACCGATGGCTTAATGTCGGACCGTTTGATATGATAGCCATGTACAGAATATAACCCTTTACCCTGACTCACTCTATTAAGCCAACGTGCACTAACGCCAAGTCTATCTGCACATGCCTGAAGAGAATTAAATACCTCACCAGTCTCAATAATCTCACATCTAACTCCATCACGCTTCGTATCGAAATCGCTCATCATTACTCCTTTCAAGCCAAAAGAAAGAGCGCCTGTAAATTTAGCGCCCTGTTCTTAGAATAATTTATTTTTCAGTTTCCTTTCTAATCCGTTCTTCGTGCAGCTTTTGTCTTTCTTTATATTCTTCTAAAGAGATTTCCGTAAATGATACATCATTCTCTTTAAAGTATCTGTCCACTTCAACTTTTTCACCATTCGCTCTTCTAATGTATAAAATGGCAATAGTATCATAATCGCCATTTTTTCGATCAGTCAAAAGCTCATCGCGTACTATGATGTCAGATTTATTATTTGGCATATAAGGCATTGTGATTGGATACATCTCATCATAAATACTTAATATAAAACCATTAAACCAGTTTATAGATGATTTCTCTTTACTTGCGCAGTAGCATCTATTTAAGTCGCTATAACTTACGGAACCGTCCTTGGCAACATACTTAAATAAGCTACTCATTCTTTTACACTGATAACACTTACTGCCGTCTTTTTTATCATGTGCATAGTTCCACATATCCTCTGTATCTTCGATAGGAGTGAGTGGTTTTCTGTCGATCAAACGGTTAAGAATATTCTTGGTAAAACTAATACTCGTACCGCCATGACCATCGCCTAAAAGACTTTCAAAAGCCTTGAGTGCGCTATCATAACACGCACAACCATAATCCCATTCATTCTCTGGTTTATTTCCTCTTTCTCTCTTACTTGCAATAGCAATCTCGTTCTTAGCCCATTCCAACGTATTCATATTAATATCCTGCCTTTCGTTCATTAAATTTCAACTTATCTCACCAAATAATAATCTGGTAATAAATCGTTGTAGTCACAGTTTAATGCATAACATAAATTCATAATCGCCTTCATACTCGGCATGCTTTGTTTATTCAAATATTTGCTTATCGTGCACTGGGTTAATCGTGACTCTTTTGCTAATTCGGTTTGATTGATTCTCACGTCTTCCATGAGATCACGTAAATTATCACCAAAAATTTCGATGGCTTCTAATTCGCTAATTGTTTCCATATGCAAAACCTCCAATCAAGAAAATATTCCTAGGGGAATACTGGCATTTAATTCTTTTATATATTATTAAATTTTTATCATATTAATAATAGGGGGTATTCCCCTGATATATAAAAATGATTTTTGGATATCCATTAATTCAATTTAGCCCCAAAATAGACTAAAAATGCCCTATTTTATCCAGTTTTTCATGATTTTATAGGTATTTTTTGGATATCCATTAAATATTCCTAGGGGAATACTGTTTTTGGATATCCATTAATTTACCAAAAAATCTTCGTCTTCTTCCTTATTTATTGGATACACATTAATTGTCGAATCGTCTTCAACATTTTTTGGATATCCATTAAATGCTCCATTTTTAGACATATCATACCCCATCTTGATGAGAGTTCTTAGTGCATCCGCTTTTGTTAAACCTTCGTTTTTACATAATTGATTCAACCAAAAGATTTCTTCTTTATTCATTCTAAGACGATACTGCTCAGTCCTGCTATCAATTTTCTTAGGTCTACCTCTCCTTTTACCCATGCCAAATCATCCTTTCTCAATCTCTTTGATGATGACCTTTATATCCTTACTGTTATAATCACAAATAACATCATACGTACAATCCTTTGGTAACATAACAACCTGATGCTTTCCTTCCTGATTCAGTTCCTTATAAAGTTTTTCGCGAAGCGCTATAGTATCAAATCTATCTCTTTTTATTCCAGATTTAATCACAAATATCACATCTGTTCACCTCCAAATTTTTCCAGTTCTTTTATCCTTTACGACAATACGTTCCTCAATGTGAAAATCCGACAAATCACAAATAGCAAAGATGGCTGTGAGAAAGTCGTTAAATCGCTGCTCAGAATTAACCTCTCTTTTGTGCTCTTCTCTCATCATATTCTTGATTGCTTTATGCGCTGTCGGGTCCACATATCCAGATCCGTTCCTGCGAATATCATTTTCCATCTAAATCGTCCTCCTCAATAGTTGCTCCCTCAAGTCTTATTCCACCAAACTCCCATAAATCTTTCTTGAGGTCTTCCATATCAATTTCTCCGTCCTCCCACTTTCCATAATACTCCAGAACCTTATCTACAAATCCCGGTAGTCTCTGTCGATAACTTTTCTGCCAGTAGTGGTCCATAAGAACTTCCAAAGGTAATGTCAGAACCAAAGCCAACACTGTATTGACCGTCTCTTCGTAAATCTCTTGTTTTGTCTCAGCAATCTTGTTCCCGATCTTCTCATTCACGATAGCATCGAGCTGTGCCTGTGTGAGATTGTATGTAGCAGTGTTCGCTTTCTTCTCTTCCCGTTGAGTTCTACGTAATTCCGCTCTCTTAGACATGATATCACCTCATTTCTTACCGTAACTCATAAACACATTGATTAAAATAATTGGAGCTGACAATATACATACAATCATAACGAAAATCTTTAATAAAAATCCAAGTTCAAATATACTTTCTGTAAACTGATCATCTTTCAATGCTGCGTAAGTAATGAATAAACCAACCGCCAAATAAAAAGCAATAACCATAATTAAAAAATCCATTAAATATCGCCCGCCTTTCTATGTAATGACTGCTCCGCTTTGAATCCGTCCGGATATCTTTCTTTAAGTTTGTCAATGTTCATGCGCATGATATCATCCAGGCTCCATCCTTTAGCTGTGCAATATTCAGCGATAAACCAAAGTAAATCCCCAAATTCTTTCTTTACATGATCGACTTCGAATGCATGTCCCTGATACATTTTCTGATAAATAGAATGCATGTCCCCAATCTCACCAACCATACCATGAAGCGCATGAAACTTCTGCTCTTCAAAAGTCAATCCTTTGTTAATAGTTCTAGCTGCTAAATCCTGATATTCATTTCCTGTCATTATTATTCCTCCGCTAATCTAATTGCATCTTTAATCACATTTAATATACTTTCTTCAGACCAATCTGCGCTGATAATTCGATAGTCGTTGCTTCTGGCATATACATAGATTATCAAACTACCGTCCGGCCTAATTCCTAACCAAACATGACAATCTTTTTCTTTAGAAATATCAGCTATTTTCTTTATAAGATGTTCCATGATAGTTCTCTCCCTTTCTGTTCTGTTTAATATCATACGGTTTTCTTTTAAACCAGCTCATATCGACTGTCTTCCCATAATACTCTAATCCAACAACGCTGTATCGATAATCTGAAAATTAGCTCTGTGAATATAAAGAGCTTTACCATCAATCATCAATTTTGTCATTTTAGGCAAGTCTTTAGGAATTTTCCAATATACTTCATCTCCGGAATATGCTACGATAGGCTGTCCAAGCTGACTTTTAATAACCACAACTCGCGACTTACCAAAGTAATTCTTATATTTATTCACGATACCTGCTACATATGTATTATCGGAAAGCTTACCAGTCGACTGACTGTA